TCATATAAATAAAGAGATGACGGTAGTAACGGGAGAAACACACAGGGCTATGAAAAGAGCGTATAGTAGTACAGGCGGTGGTTTGACAATAGAACAAATGGCTCAAAAATTTAAGTTATCTCCTAGTTTTATAGCGGCGTATGTCAAAGTTAATTCTTGGAGTCATGCTATGGATGCTTTTACCGATGAAGAAGTACGAAAACAAACAGAAGAAGAGTTAGTAGCAGATGCTATTAGAATTAAAAGACAAAGTGTACAAGAAAAGGTACATAAAAAATATTGGGCTGATATGCGTAAAACCGCAGAAAAACTTATCCATATAGAACACGAATGGGGTAATGAGTTTAAGGAAATTATTTCCAAAGAAAATCTTGCTCCTAAAAAAATTAAACACACTAAAATGGCTAAAACCAAATCATACGCCGTTGTCTTGTCTCCTACAGACTTACATTATGGTAAGGGTTCTTGGATTGATGAAACAGGTGAGTCTTATACATTAGAAGAAGCACGTTTTAGACTTCTTGACAGAACTGAAAATTTAATCAGTAGATTAGCAGGTAGACCCGAAAAAATTATTATTGCTACAGGTAGTGATTGGTTTCACGTAGATAACGAACAGGGTACTACTACGGCAGGTACACCACAAGATTTAGCGGCTTCCCCTGCACAAATTCTTGTAGATGGTTGTAAATTAGCAAGAGAGCATATAGATATGCTACGAACAGTAGCGCCTATAGAAGTAGTATTTATGCGTGGTAATCATGATAGACATACTGCTTTAGCACTTATGTTATACCTAGATGCGGCATATGAAAACACAAAAGATGTTACAATAACTGTTAGCCCTAAACTTCGACAATATATTAAGTGGGGTAATAATTTACTAGGCTTTACACACGGAGATGGTGTAAGAGGTAACGACCTTCCTGCTATTATGGCAACAGAAGAAAGAGAAGGTTGGGGTAAACATGAACACCACGTTTGGTTTCATGGGCATTTACATCACCAACGTTTATTAGAAACTAGCGGAGTTACAATAATACAGTTACCTAGTTTAGCGGGTCATGATAGATACCATTACAGAAAAGGTTTTGTTTTGGCTAGAGCAGGTATATCTGCCCATTTAATAGATAAAGAATTAGGTTTAGTAGGTAATTTGTTTGCTCCGGTGATATAATGTGGACTCAAGCAAAATGTGATTCGTGTGGATGGGTGGCTAAGAATATTATGACGGCTATAGCAGAAAGTGGTGAATGTCCTTATTGTGGAGAAAATAAATTGAGGCCATTATAATGTCTAAGTTTAATACTGATTTTTCTATGGCTAGGTCAAGGAATGATGTAGAATACTTTTATAAGTGGCTCGGTTACACATGGGGAAATCACATCGGTGAATGGATGGACATGTATGGAACAAGAGGAGATGTACAAGTTCATAGGGTTTGCGTTATTGCTCCGCGTGACCATAGTAAATCAACTACTTTACGCGTTAAATTACTTCACCAATGTTTGTTTGAAAAATGGCGAGACAAGGCTTTTACGTGTTGGTTATTTTCCGCGAGCAAAGATTTAGCAGTTAGGAGATTAGAAGAAATACGAGATGATATGAAGCGTCATCCACAATTAAGTAAATACTTAGATACAAGGAGGGGAAATAAACTTGAGTTACGTTTTACAAATGGCGCTTGGATACGTGCAACCTCGGTGGGTAGCGCTATTCGTGGAGAACACCCCGCTTGTATTGCTTTTGATGATGTCTTAGATGATAGTGGAGATAATGCTTCTTTTGCTAATACTGCTCAATGGTTTAGAAAGAAAGTAACACCTATGTTGTCGCCGGGAACTTCTATTTATTGTGTAGGTACTCCTATGTCTATGGTAGACTTGTATCATACAGAAATGTTAGAAAACCCTGCTTGGAAATCGGGTACATGGAGTGCGGTATTAAATTGGGATGAATATAAGATAGACCCCACTAATGTAACACCTATAGAATTATGGCCGGAATATAGACCTATAGATTTCTTGTTAGAACAGAAACAGGCTATGGGAGAATTGTCTTTTATCCAAGAGTATATGTGTAAAGTTATTGATGACGAGGCTAGTGTATTTCCTAGAGCATTAACTAGAAAGAATTTACAATTAGAACGAACAATGGAGACAGAAAGAGATGACAAACATAGATACGCTATTGGTTTTGACCCTGCTCATGGTTTAGGTCAAGACTACAGTGTTATGGTATGCCTAAAGCAAGATGATGACGGCTTTATCCACTTGGTAGATATGTGGCGTAGAAATGATTTCCCACCGGACAAGCAAGCAAACATGATAATAGAATGGAGTAAAAGATATGGTACGCCACCATTTGCTATTGAAAGTGTTGGTTTTCAAAATTTGTATGAGAGTTTAATTAGTACAAAGGGGGCAGTAATAGATTATCGTGAAAGTAAGGTTAGCAACAAAACATTAAAACAAGGTTTGATGAATAGGCTACGTGTGTGGTTTGAGAGAGAGTTAGTTTACTTACCATACGGTAATGATGAAACTAGAAAACAAATCAACATATTATTAGAAGAATTAGAAAGTCACGCATGGAGAAATGGGGAAATACAAGACTTAGGTAGACATAACGACTGTGTAATGGCTCTCGCTCATGCTATAGACCAATTTTCTTATAAACAACCGGATTTTCCTGCTATATTTAGAACAATGAAGAAAGGTGAATGGACAGGTGGGGAATATAAAGTAAATCGCGGTACACAAAAAGGTTATGGTGGCCGTGTAATAAGGAGGAGAAGATAATGCCTAGAGGAAGAAATGCTAACCCTAGTAGAAGAAGATACAAATACGCTACAAGTCTTGAAAAAAATGCTTTTTGGACTAAGCCCGTAGCAGAAGGCGTAAAAAAACCCGGCCCTAAGAAACGTCACCTTGTTTACAAAGAATATATTGATGAAGTTCTGAATAGTCCTTTTCTTGACGTTTGGAGAACGGGTAATGAAATTGCCACACAAGCAACAAAGAAAGTAAGTAAATATTGGACTCCTATTAGTGTATATGTAGTAAGTAACTATATACGAATCTATGTGAAAGAAGGTAAAATCCTCAAGCGCAAACCCAATACAATTAGTAATTACGAGTACAAACGTGTATAAACTTATTTTGAAAAAAAATAAAAAAAATTTTGAGAAGTGGTAGCCATAGGATAATGTGGGCGCATCGTGATTTATGGCAAGCGTAAACGGTCAAAAAGCGGGTAAGCCCCTATGAAGGGCGTATAAGCGGCGTGTGTGGCTACGTTTATACAGTTTAGATTAATACCTACCACCCCCCAATCACAAACAGAGATAGAGGCGTTTAAACGAGTTTATTTGTTTTAGTCGAATTTGAAAATAAAAAAAGGGGAGGCCATTTCTGACCCCCCCGATTTGGTTATGTGTTGCTCAATTGTTGGTTGATGACTTTACTTCAAAGTCAAGATGCTTGAGTGATGTGTACTTGACAACATCGGAGTACATTGGGTCATTGATGAAAGCAATATCCGCACATCTTACGGAGATATAACCGTCGTATGGTCGGTATGCGAAATATACGAAACAGTCTCGCCATACTGCCGCTTTTCCGCCGCGTGTTGAATTTGCGATAGTGGCCTTGATTTCTTCTTGTCCTTCTTCCACACCTAGTTCAATTAGTGTATCTAATGCGTTCTGAGCAGTTACACCGGAATATTGAAGTTTCTGGGTTTTCTTACCTGTTTTTGATGAATTTTGATACCCTGCTCTCATAGTTACAGTAAGGATTGATTCCGGCATATGTGCATCAATTCCTATTTCTTTAGGCATTAATCTTTCACCGAGTACAGTGAATTTTCCGGTATAATTTGTAGTCTCTCCGGCTCTATTAACCCACATTCCATGGTAAGAACCACATAGGCGGCATTCATCAGAATTGATAGGGAAATATCCATCATCACAAGATAGGCACTTTTGTCTTAATGCTTCGTGATTTTCTACGTTTTTATCAACGGTTGTGTTACTGTAAATATTTCTGATTTGTTTAGTATTGATTTGAACTGGTACTGGTCCGAGACTGGCTAAATAAGACGTATCAAGTAATACTACTTTTTGAGATATTGAAGGGTATGAATAACCCTCTCGGCGCAAAACTTGAGCAGTTTTACGATGTTGGCTTATGATGTCCTCAGCATCATAAACGGCATCTTCTTGTAGGCTTCTAATAGAAACATATGTGTTCTCCATGACTCTACGACATAGAGTAACTATATCAATACTTCTACAAATTTGTATAATTTAGGGGGTTTATTTGTAGTAATATACTATAACGATAATTTTTATTTGTAGTAGGTGTTATTTATTACACCTAATTACTTTTTAACACCATCTACTACAAATTTGTGGTAGACATACAAAAATAAAAAAAAAGACAAAAAAGGAAAAGTAAAAAAACCTACTACAAATAAAAAAGTAAAAATAGAAAAACCCTACTACAAATAAAAAGGTAAAAATAAAAAAACATCTACTACAAATAAAAGTAAAGACCTCTAAAAAAAAGAGAGGGCCGAAGCCCCCTCGATTAATGTTTGTTACCGTAGCGGTCTACATAAACCGCATAGCCTTGACCGTGAGCGTAGCCTCTTGGGTCATAGGATAAAGGGCAAGGGCCACTAAAACTACGCACCGAGCCGAAAGACCCGCTCGCCACGTCGCGATGGTTTATCTCTTCCATATAGGCGTGGAAGTCGTCTAGTTGCTCGCAGGTCATGTGCGCGGTATCTGCCGCGTATTGCTTTTCTTCAAGCGCTATTTTTTCATCAAAACAAGTTTCGCACAGACCGCCTTCATATTCACATCTGTAACATCTACTGTTCTCAATCTCGTCATTGTATGCTTGTTGGGCTATAATATCCGCTAATTTTGCGTTTTGGTTAGCACTTAGAGTCCAACCGTATGTTTTGGCCTTTCTCATAGATTCAAGGAACTTTGTTTGAAACTCGCTTCCATCCCCATTACCGAAGGGGATATGGTCGAGTATATTATACTCGGGTTCTATACGGGTTTCTCCCGCAAACTGTCCTATCATTTCATTTGTCATTTCGTCGTCATATTCTAACATGGTGTAGTCCTCCATGTATCTCCTACTAGGTATACCCTTATTAAGTTTTATTTGTAGTAGCCATATATTATTTGTAGTAGCCATATATTATTTGTAGTAGACATCACAGACGACGCTACGCGAGCAGGGGCTTAACCTACTACAAATTTGTAGGGGATATTGTTCTATAACATAGGCGGGGCTTTCGCCCCGTCCTATCCTACTACAAATATCAGACGATTGGAGTCCACCCAAAATCGTCGCACATAATGTAGTCGCCCATTACGCATATAACGTCGCCTACGGACATAGATGTATGAGTGCGGTTAAGCCCTACCCAATGCTGATGGCCGCCTTCGGTATGGCCGCGTGAGAGAGGATTTAACTCATAATTATTCATAACGCGAAATAGCCTTTCGCATATGTTTTGAGCCATATCTTCGTCATTTACGGCTATATTGAGTTTTGCTACTGCTTCAGCAGGTAATTGAGCATGAGTTATGCTCAATGTATCCACCCTAATGTCATTAGGGCGAACATAGTCTCCGTTATTTATTTTTCTGTAGTATATCTTTAGGTCTTCCATGTTTTAACCGACTCGGCTTCCCCTTATAAAGTTTTATTTGTAGTAGGATTTTATTTGTAGTAGATGAATCTTTCGTTAAGGGCTACTACAAATTTGTAGTATACTGGTCGTTACACGCGAAAAAAACATCTACTACAAATAAAAAATAAAAACAAAAAAAAGAGGGGGCAAAGCCCCCTCAAACTACTACAAATTAATAACCATACCCTTCATTATTATTATAAACTTGAAAGTCATCCGGCTCAAGTCTTAATTGTTCTTCAAAGGCACAGTCCTCTAAACTATAACGCCAAGCACAATCCATACAATACGGTACATTACCGTCAAAACAATGGATTTTAGGTTTCATCTTTTTGCATACTTGGCACTCTTTTAATTCTCCTCTAAACTTCATAACCATCCGTAGGAGTATCTCCTTATAAACTTTTATTTGTAGTAGGATTTTATTTGTAGTAGATGTTGAGCGTGATGGCGACCACAAGGGTTAAATGTACTACAAATTTGTAGGACATCCTTGTATAAAAAAGAGGGGGCTTCGCCCCCCCCCAAACTACTACAAATTATTCGCAAGCAAAATAATCTCTCGCTTCATTTTGGCAATAAATTGAAAAATCATCTTGTTCAAATCTTAATTCTTCTTGAAAACTTGAATCACATTCTACGCTATCTTCACACATAGAACAAACGCCTCTATCATTAAAACAATAAAAGGGGTATTCTTTTTTACATATTATACATATCTTTACGTGATTGGTTACGAAAACGTGTCTGCTCATACCCTTACGAGAGGGTATCCCCTTATAAACTTTTATTTGTAGTAGATAGAGTTAAATATCCCAATGTACTACAAATTTGTAGTACAATTACGCCCACAAGAACGGGGGCTTTCGCCCCCACACCCTCGCCTCAATATTCTTGAAAACTTAAATCTAAATGTTCACTTTTTCGGAAATATTGAGCCTTAGCCTTTGCTAGTAGTTTTTCATATTTTTCGATATTACGAGGGTCAAGCCAATAATCATCATAATCTTGTTCTTCTGTTATTGGGCCGTATGGTCTTTTCATTTTTCTACCTCCATTAATCTTATTCGTTCTTGTAAGTCTAATACCATATATACTAAACTTTCTTTTGTATTCTTTTTTATTAATAATTCATATGTCCACTGTTCCGGTTCTAACATGGTTTAACCGACTAGGATTGTCCTTATTAAGTTTTCTATCCTGTATTCTACAAATTTGTAGTACACCTAGTGTTCCAAAAATAAAAAACCTACTACAAATAAGTAAGGTACATCCCCCCGATTATCGGGGGGTAGTGTCCTACAAAACTAAGAAAGGGATTTTCTCATATCCGAAGTATCAATGCCCCATTTATCTAATACGTCTAAAACTCTCATGTCTAAAGAAAATACACCATCATAATCTACTAATTCATTATCTGTAATCCACAATCCACCTTCAGCATAATATTTATCTGAATGACCTTTTGCATATGTTTCAAACCAACCATAGGTTTTATCTTCTCGCATACCAACAGTGAGTATCATATCACACTCTTCCCATTCTGTTGCGCCCCATGAGCCTTCGTTCCTTACTTTTCCTGTCCATTCAATCTGTTCCTTCATATTATAAGCGACTAGGCTTGCCCTTATAAAGATAGCGGTTATAGTAATATTTTATTTGTAGTAGTGATAATTGGGTATATATTTACTACAAATTTGTAGGATAACTATTATGGCGCACGACGATGCCTAAAAATCGTGCGACCCCCGAAGAGGATTTGGTTTCTCGTTCTTCTACTACAAATTATTCGGAATCAATTTCCCAAAGACTAAATTCATATTCTTCGGTTATTATTTCTGCTATTAGTGTGTCTCCCATGTTTATCGGATAGGGTATGCCTATATAAAGGTTATCTAATTTGAGAAATTTCGTCAAGCAAGTCTTCTATCCAATAAGTATTTGTGTGAGTTTCGGGGAATAATTCTATACCCACAACAGATAGTGCAGAAACTACACCATTTGCCCAAGAATAAGGATTTTCAATAAATCCATCTTCAAGGTTCATTCTCAATTTTGCTTTTAGGGCTTCTATTATTCGCTTGTTGGCTACTGTGTCCATATATAGCGGTTATAGTATGACTATATCAATGTTTTGATTGGATTAGCCTATTGTACTACAAATTTGTAGTATAGATATTTAACGATTTCTAAGCACAAATTTACTCAAGTGCTAGGAGAGGGAAGGTAACACATTGGCGACAACACGACCCTCTACCCCGTCGGGTATGCGTCGAGCGGTGCTTCCTTTACCGAATCTAGTCGGCCGCCGGTCGGGGGCGTTGCCCCTTCGCCGTAGAACTCTCCCTAAGTTTTCTAACACCCTCGGCCGCTAAACCTAACGATGACCATACAGCCCGACCTTAACAGGTGGGGGTTCTCAATGCGCTACAAACTAACCGAACAGTAGTTTGCTTATAAGTCTTTCTATCACCAAAAGGTTCATATACTTACCCCCCCTACCATAGATTAGTAACAACAAGCAAACTTATTCGTACTACAAATTTGTAGGAGAATCTTTTTACAAACAAAAAGCGGGAAAAATCCCGCTAATTGGACTTATTGAAATCTGAATACCCACCAATGATTAGGATTATCACACATATCAATGATGTCGTTCACTCTTCTCTTATCGCTTGCAGTTTTCGCTAAATCACTTAGTAACATTAGCATTTCTCTTATTACTTCCTCGTTGTTGTTGCTCATACCCTTACGACATGGTATGCCTATATGAACTTTTCGTATTCTCTGTATCTGACTACTACAAATTTGTAGTACACTTATTATTGACTAGAGGAAGCGACCCAAAATCTCCCAAAACTTTCGGGAGTCTGTTAAAGGGTTTGCCATTAACAACCATATATTGACCGCTATACATAATACACCCTCTTCACGGCTTTTGGTTTATTATTCTCTAATGTCCATAACGTACCACAGGGGTAACACCTAGCAAGGAAGGGTAACTCCCAACAATCTGTAATTACTCCACATTTCGGGCAGGTTAAGTATTCGTCCATGATTAACCGACTAGGATTGTACTTATTAAGTTATCTATCTTACTTACTACAAATTTGTAGGACACGTTATTCAATAATGTAAAAGAAATTTCTCCTACAAAATCTTTGTTTTAGATATATTTGTTAATTCTCCAAGAATAATTATTTAGAGTCTCTACTTCATAACCTAAACTTTCAATATACTGTTTTAGAGGCCATTCCCAAGAGCAACCGAAATAATGTCCATCTCCATTACATGAAAGCAAATCATATAACGAACCACCATCAAAGATAAGATAAAGGTCATTCTTTGCATATGTTTCACAATGTATTGTATTACTAAATAATCTACAACCGGAGTGGAAATCTCCGTCAACAAGTAAACCACCATCACTCTCTTTATCGAGCCATGTGCGAATCTTTTTTGCTAAGGTTTTAGTTCCTTTAAGGTGTTCAATTCTAAAGTCTTCGTGGTATTCGGCTTCTGTCATATTTTACGAGATGGGGGGTGAGTATATAAGTATGCCGGTTATAGTAATTTCTCTACTACAAATTTGTGGTAGACTTAATCCTACGTTGCTTACCCTATACTACAAATTTGTATTAAAAACATAAAGAGTATAGAGGGAGGGAAAACCCCCCCCCTATTCTACAAAGTTTAATAATAACTGTGTTGCCAATCTAAATGAGCGTTATAACTCCTCTCTTGTCTCTCAAATGCTCTCTCCATAGCAATCTCCATCTCCATCATATATTCATCATCAAGATGTTGTTCTTTCGTTATTGGGCCAAATGGTCGTTCTGTTCCGTACTCCATACCCTTACGAGGGGTATTGTCCTTATGAACCTTGGGATTGTGAGTAATTAGTCTACTACAAATTTGTAGGATAAATATTACATAAAAGTAGGTGGGGGCGTTTGCCCCCTGTCCTACAAATTAAGTTTACTTTAGGTATAAGTCTATAACTTTCTTTAGACCTATTATATCTTTATCTTTAAGCCTAAGACAAAAATTCTTACCTTTTTGCGAGCATTCAAGAGTATGAAAACCATCGGGTCTTGCCACTAATCTGTAAGTCTGTGTTCCTACTCTACGGATAGGGTCAGCGCCCTTAATCTCGCCACGAATAGATATCCCATAACTACTTTCAGTTATATCATATTCGGCATCTGTCTTATTATCATCTATTATTATTTTATTCATATTCATAGTCTCCTACAAGCCTTGAGACTAGGCATGGCTATATGAACCTTCGTATTGATTAGTATTCTTGTCTACTACAAATTTGTAGTAGTAATATATATAAGGGCGATTTTTTAAAAAACGCGTGCCAATTCATGAAGGGTAGAGGTATACCCTTATAAACATTTCCTCTATAACAAAGTATATAAGGGGGGAGGGCTTGCGCCCCCCGCCCGCTTAAAACT